TGCTTCTTCGCTTTTTCCAACACGCAACAAATCATAGCGTTCTTTGATTTCCGCTTTAGCTAGTTCACCTTCTTTTTGTTGACGGGTAGATTTTTCAGCTGCATATTTATTTGTAAGGTCTTTTTCAGCTTTATCTTTATTGCTATTAGCAATTTCGTTTTGCAAATCTGTTAATTCTTTTGCAGATTTAAGAAGAATTGCTTTCTTTCTTGTAACATCATCACCACCTTTGCCGCTTTGCAAAAGTGCAGTTGGATTTAATTCCAAATCTTTTTGTAAATTAATTATTGATTTTTTTAATGCTTCAACTTTTTCTTCTGGAGTTTTATCTCTTCCAAACCCAGTTAATGCATCCCAAAAGTTTTTAACTGTTTTTGTTGTAGATTCATAGGCTTGTTCAAGATAGCCTAAACTTCTTTGATTATTTTTCCAGCTTTCAGTCAAAAGATCGGCAGTAAGAACAATTGCTTCTTGGTATTTGTATTGCGCGTTTAATGCTTCAATATTTTTGTATTGCGCTAATGTCAAAAAGTTGTATTGATTGTTTAAACGCAATGCAGATTGAGCCGTACCATCCAATGATGGAATAAGTTTTGCTGCTGCATCTTTAGCAGACAATCCTGTAAGCTCAGAAAATTTAATTACCGCTTTGCCAACTGTATCAAATGATTGTTTAGTAAATTGCCCAGTACTAAGCATGGCAGACATTACATCTTTAGCTTCTCCAATAGAAGCTCTAGATGTGCTGCTCATGGCATCAGCCATAAGATAAAAATCACCAGCAGTTACTTTAGAATAATTGCCCGTCAATGCAATTGAATCTTTTAATGCATTAAATTCTTCATGTCCAGAATAAGCTGCATAGGCAACCGTACCAATCACTGCCGCCAAAGAGCCAAAGCCCACTATTGCTGGCGTAAAGAATTGCCCCAAAGCCTTGAGCGCCCCGCCAACGCCACCAAAGGTGTCCTTCAACTGCCCACCTTGCTGGAGCGCTGCAATCATTACAGACTGCCCAGAAGCAACCTGGGTGACAAAGTCAGTAAGCTGATAATTGATGTTCAGCTTTTGGGTGTTGGTCAGGCCAGTTTGGGCCGTTGCTGCCACCTTGGTGGAACCAGCCAGCTTGTCCATTGCCGCAGCATGTGCAAGCAATTCTTTTTTGACTTCTGGGGACGCTGCCTGCAAATGGCCCGTAGCAAATGCCCGTTCCATTTGGGTAACTTTAGTAGCGGATTTGCCGTAATCCTCAATCGCATATTTCATCGATTGAAGTTCACGAGCGCCCTGATCAGTTGCTATCTGAGTAGATCGTTTCTTGGCATCAGCAGCGGCTTCAACTTCAGCAAGATTCTTTGCAGCAGCGGCCTTGGCATCATATGCAGCAGCAGCGGCAAGCAGCCGCTCTTTCATTGTGCTTTCAATATCCAGACTCTTATAGCGGCCACTCTTTAATTCACGCTCAACCTGTTCTACTTTAGTCAGCGTCTTACCGTAGTCTTCTGTGGCAAATTTAAGCGCAAGAATTTCACCGGCAGCGGCATTCATGTCGCGCTTCATCTCAGCAGCCATCTGGCGAGTCTGCGCTCTAGCCCGATCAATAGCCGAGGTGAATTCTGCCGTGTCGATCCCGAGGACTACACCAAGTCGAGCAATGTTATTTGATGCCATTATTTTCTCTTCTTAGCCAACCTAGCGGCCATTTCTGGGATTTTGGAGCCGAGTTCAACCTTGAGTATATCTAATACGGCATTAATATTTCTGTACAAAGCACGGCGCAAAAATGGCTGCGCTGCCATTCTTTTGGTGCCGAACTCATTCGCCAAGGAGACTGCGCTCTTCTTTACGGAAGCCACCGCTATGGCCGCATCGGTCTCATTGACAAAGTTGGATTTCTTGTCGTAGCTACTAGGAATCCGAGCGTCCAGGCGAACCGTATCTCGCAAGTGAATTGGGCCTTTGCCCTTGGGGTCGTAGGGGGTAGTAACTTGCAGTTGGGCCAGCACAGGGGCCATAGCGGCCAGCGCTGCCTTTACGACAGTCTGGCGGGCAATGCTGTCTACTCGAAAGCTTTCGCCGAAGGCAAGGAGTTGCTCTTCAAATTCCTCAAAGCCTTCGAGCTTTACAGTTTTATTGGGATAGTCCATATGCATCCGCTCCTGGCCGCGCTGCCAAGAAACCAAGCAATTGCTGATTGGCTTGCATGCGCTTATCTTCGTCCGTCAAGGGCGGGATAATGTAGTCATGCATGGATGGAAGGATATTTTTCATGGTGTACGGTTGGGACGATGTTTTCAGTTTTGAATTCAGATTGCCTGTTGTCAACGAACTCAATGCCAGCAGCACCGCCTTATTTCCAATGTACCCATCGCTCAGAAGAATCTGAATGTTCCGCATGTCGTCTGACGGAACAAGATCAGGACACCCACCGTGAGCATAAATATATGCCCTCGCTTGTAGGTGGATGTCCTGGATCAGTTTTTTCGAGCGTCCTTATACCCAGGCTGAATCGCTTCAGCGATCTTCTCTGTCATGTCCAACTGCACGGCCATAGGCCATTCAGCTTCGATCTCTTCGTAAGTGATGTCATCAAGGTTGCCGGTTTCCGGCACCAGCAGCTTGATGAACTCAATGATGCGGGTCTCCATCATCAGGATGGTTCGCGCAAGCTCTTGCGTAGACCGGCCATCGACAACTACATCCTCATCGCTGACCACCACGCCGTCAATCTCTTTGCCTTTGAAGCTTGCTGTCAGCTTCTCAAAGCGTTCTTTGATCTTCTCTGGGTCGCCGGTATTGATCCGGGCTTGCAGTTCTTCCATCTCTTTGGAGAGCGGAATGCGAACTTTGAATGTATGACCGCCGAGTTGAAATGTCTTGGTGCGAAGCGATTGAGTGTCGCCAAAAGCTGAATTGAGTCGTGTCATTGTTGCCCCATGATTAGGTCAGTGTAGATAAATTTATTTAAGGAAACGACATATTTTACAACATCTTGCGGCGACATGATGTCGGCATGCCTCGCTGCAATTTCATGGCACAACCTGATGCCTGTCATTTTTTGTTGTGTATACCCGAACCAATCGCCGCGAGTTTGGGATTGCTGGAATAGAAAGCCTAAAAGATCGTTTGTGTTTTGTATTGTGGACATTGGTTAGGAAAGAAAGCGTAGTTTGTATAGTGTTGAATCAATCAATCCTGCGACCTCATCAACGATGTTTTGTAGTTCCGTATCCTTTGGAAAATTGGGTTTACGCCGCAAGGTTTCCGTTTCGCTTTTCAGATATGTGATGTACGCCAGAGCGCCATCAGGAAGTTCATAGCCTGCCGGGAACCCGGACACCAGACCGTAGCGACCCTGGTAAGCCTCCACAAATGAATCAATTAAGTCGCCAGCACCCGTATAGTAGTCCTCCAGAGCCTTATGCTCTGAATAGCTTCGAGTCCCCAAGTGCAGCAGATGTGCGCTGGTGACGCTATGCAGGATGCACATAGTAAATTGTGCAACTGGGTCTACTGATGCGATGCTGGCGGTAAATTTCATTTTGCGTACTTCAGCAAGATGCGGAGACAAACAGCTTCAGCGGTATCTGGTTCCATCATCACCAGCAAGTCTTCAACCTCATCGAGGCTAACCTGCTGATGACAAGCAAACAGTTCCAAATCCTTGTAGCCGGACATCATGTCTTCAAGGATAGCTTCAAGCATTATGTGTTACTCCAGCCATATTGATTGCCGCGAGGATGCACGGTAAATGTGCATTTCGCTTCAGCGCCGGGTTGGGCGTCAATCTGGAACTGCGACACGCGACCGTTGAAAGCATAGGCAATGGTCGTTGCACCAGAAACTGCTGCGACAACGAAAGTCCGATCAATCACGCCGCTGTAGGCATCGCCACGGATCAGCAGCAGGCCAGCGTCTGACGGATTCCATGCTGCCGTGATGGTCAGCGAAGTAGGAGCCGACTGAGCAGGAATTTTGTCTGATTGGCGTGAGCCGGCAACGCCGAAGCTTGCCACTGCGTCATCTTGGCCGAATGCCGGGACTGCTTCGACATTCAATGGGACGCCAGCAGCGCCCGTACCGTTGGCGACCGTGCCAACGATAGTTGCAACTTGTGCTGCCCAGACTGACAGATTAGCAGTAGACAATGCCGAGGGCGTAGCGCCACTCTGCATCCACATTGAGGCACTAAAGCCAGGAAGAATTACATTAGGTGCTGCCATGATTCATTACTCCAATTAGGCGTTGTTAGACCAACCGTACAGATTGCCACGGGGATGCAAAGTGAAAGTCACTTTAGATTCTGCACCCGGCTGGGCGTCCACTTGCCATTGCGAGGCACGGGCATTGAATGCGTAGTAAACAATATTAGCGCCATCAGTAACAGCAACCACATAAGTGCGGTCAACGATACCACTATAAGCATCACCGCGAACCAACAGCAGAACGGCATCGCTAGGATTCCATGCAGCACTGATGGTCAGGCTAGTAGGAGCCGATTGGGCGGGAATCTTGTCTGACTGACGCGACCCGGCAACCGAAAAGCTTGCCACTGCATCGTCTTGGCCGAAGGCTGGGATAGCCTCCACTGGCACCAGATTGCCCGATACAGCAATTGCTGCAACGCTGCCTAGGGTAGAAAGTTGAGCAAGCGTCAACGCCGTAGGAGCGGCCAATGGCTGTGCATACAAAGATGCACTAAAGCCTGGGAGAATTTTATTGGGCAGAGCCATGATACGTCCTTGGTTAGGCTGGGATATCCAACCGGCAGTCTAAAAACACTTGCGCCATTTTCTCTTCGTTGTCATACGAATTGTATAGCCACATCACATCAGCTTTTGAGATTTGGAACCCATAGGTTGCGCCACCGAACAATCCACTATAGCCGTGAAGCGATTGTAGGATCGTATTCGATATTGTAAACCCGTCTTCAATGACTTGGGTAAAAATGCTGATCTGGAAAGTTGGGGTATCAATACCCTTAACGGATTGAGTAGACCCGGTATAAACAGGCTGATGGACGTTACGCAACATCCATGTAATAAAGTTAGGCTGAGTTGCAAAGTTGCGGTTGAAAGCCGCATAGACCGGGATCGTTGGGACAATAGAGACCAACTGCGCCTGGATCGCTCTGGCATAGTTGACCGGATTAAGCTGCGTAGTCATACCGCAGTCACCGGGTCATTACGATAGCAAAGCAACAGGACGGTCATACGGTCGTCAGATTCTTTAATGTTGTCAATGCGCCACGCCTTACCGCGCCATGTGATGGAGTACAGATTTTGATTGTCTACCATCAGCCTTGTATTGGGCGTGTAGTTCAGCGTGAAATTTGTCAGGTCTTGGTAAAGCCGGTAATGCTCAGAGAAGTTCAATGAGTTTTTTACTGCCGTTACCCTAGCCCGAGTTACAAACCACAAGGTCTCAGTCGTGGACTGCTCACCAAACGCACTCGCCCCGAACGTCAAGTTATTGACCGAGATGTTCTCAAAACGAGCGATACCCATATTACATCACCAATGGCTTGTAAGGCCGCAGTAAGGTAGACACGCCAAATGGAATGTCTTTCTGCATGATATTGGTTGTATTGCTGCGGTTGTTGTACAGATGCGTCAACAGCAACAATGCGGCTTGCTGAATTGACGGATAGGTTTGCAACGGGTTAGCTACCGTTGTGTACTCAACAATGATAGGAGCCGTCATGTCTGAATTGATATCAGTAGGCAGGCTACTGACAATGACTTTGTTGCCAGAAGCATCATAGTAATAAATGCTTGGGCTAACAATAGTCAGCACATTGGACGAGTTGTAATACGCTACCTTGTTAATTGTAACGCCAGCCTGGAGGCTATTAAAATTCTGGCTGACCTCTGGCAAATCTAAGCTAGTTGGTGAGGCTACAAGGCCTTCTGGGCCGTACCAGACCCGGTAGCTGACCGGAAAGATAGACAAGCCAAGGTAATCCTCAATGGCAAACCGGGTCGCCAGTTCCAGCGAGGAGATGTAGGTGTCCTGGCTAGTGTCATCAAACAAATTCAGATGATTTGTGATGAGTGACAGCGAAAGCCAAGGGGTCACCACATCCCGCAAAATCTGTTCAAACTTTACATAGTTGAACGGATTCCGCGTAGCCGCGGCATAAGGATAACCAGAGAGACCTTCTGCCGCCATGATTAGGTACTCGCCAAACGCACACCAGCAAAAGGATTGCGAACGGTAGAAACCAGACGCTTTTCGCAATAAAGGGTAATGTAGCCTGGGCTTGTCTGTTCCATTGCTTGGATGGTCATTTCTTCTGCATCAGCAATGGTCATAAACAAGGGCCAGTTGGCAAGATAAATTGGGAAGTTGCCTGCGCCTATTACATCAATATTTGCATTCGGAATTACCGGGAACCCAAACATGTACGCTACTGCGCCGCCTTCTGAATTTCCAACCTCAGCAAATTGCTTGATGGCGCCTGCTGGCCCAAGGTTTCGCAAATCATGAATTGTGTCTGGGTGCATCATCCAAGCATTGCCAGGAAGTGCCCAATATTGCGCTGGGAAAATGTCTGTCAGATTAACAATGTCATCATAAATAAGAGCGCCAGCTTTGCTGTTGGTTGCTATGCTATGGATGCCATTTGTAATAGCAGTACCACTGGTGCCATAGGCTGATGCTGCTGCGCTGGTGTAATAGTCTAGCCCACGCAGGCCATTGGTGCCGCCTGTGGTCGTTGTGGTTGAGCCAGCTTGGTCATTGTTTTGCACCATTGAGGCACCCTCAATGCTTGCAAACTCCATCATCAAATCTTGAACGATGGTTTCATTGAGGTAGTTAACGTCAGACATGACCGCAGTGCGGATTGGCAGCTGGGCAGTAATGACGCGAGTTGGCAATTGCCAAATCGTAGTGTTTGTACCTGGGGTTCCACTGTCAGGCGTGAAAGTGTACGTCCAAGGATTTGTTTGGCTTGCAGCATTGCCGGTCTTGGCAACAAACATGGCGCTAGAGCCAGTGTATTTGACTACACGCGACACGGCGCGAATAGGATTAGCAAAACGCAGTGCAGCAAACGCATTATCAAAATAGGTTCGACCGCCTTGACCATCACCGCTTCCGGTCAATCCCGCTGCTTCTCGCAGATCAATCGTTACTTTCTCGCCAGTGGAGATAGTTTGCTTGATGCCGGAGAGAATTCGTTCAGTGATGGTAATAGTCATAATTCAATTCCAGTTGGTTAGGGGGGAACCGAATGGCCCCCCCTAGTACTACTTAGGCCGCAGCAGTTGCCGTCGAGCGATAACGCACACCAGCATTCGGATCACGGACACTAGTTGCCAGACGCTTCTCGCCGAAGAACGTAATGTAACCCGGCAGGGTCTGGTCATAACGGCGCATCACCATGTTCAGACGGTCGATGATGGTATGGAAGCGGCTCCAATCACCAAAGAACATCGGGTACTTGGAAACAGTACCGGCAGCAGCAACTGCAACCTGACTTGGAGTATCCAAGTACTTGTTGACAACCACATCAAAGCCCAGCAGTTGACCGACGATACCGTCAACCGACAAACCTTCGTTACGATTGAAGATTGGTGCGCCTTGCAAATCAGTCATACCACGAATACCGGCCAACAGGATTGGGCTGATCATCAGGCGGGCTGACGGTGTCCAATATTGCTGCGGCAAAGCGTAGATGAAATTGATCATATCCTTGTAGGTAACAATATTGGCACCAACCGTATTGATGTTGGATGTCAACTGGTCATAGGTTGCCAGACTGTGCAAGCCGGTCGTGCTACCTGTGCCGCTAGTGCCAAAAGCAGGCGTAGAAGTCGTGCCGCCAGCATACGTTGCATTTGAACCAGGATACTGATCCAAACCACGCAGGCCATCAGCGCCGCCAGTAGTAACCGAAGTACCTGTGCCGGTCTGATCACTATTGGAAATCATGGATTGGGCCTCAGCTTGCGAGAACTCCATGAGCATGTCGTCTACGACGTTGGCTTCCAAACCATCGATGTCATCCAGCGCAGCAGTACGGATTGGGAACTGGACGTTAATGTCCTTCAGAACCAATTGCCAAATACTGGTGTTTTCAGTAGTGGGCGAACCGTTGTTCTGGATGCCATATCCCCACTGAGCGCCAGCGTTTCCGGTCTTGACACGGAACTGATAGCTTGAGCCATCAGTAGCGACAGTACGCGACAGGCCGCGCATTGGATTTGCCAGACGCAAAGCAACAAACACCGGATCATATCCAGTACGACCGCCTTGGCCGTCACCACCAGCAGTAAGTGCCGAGGCTTCCTTCATGTACGCTGCATACTCCGATTCGTCTGCAAACATTTGCAGTTCTTTTTCGGTGCGGGCGTTGCTTTTGTAGAACGAAGACAGTTGCTCACGAACCGAGCGATTCACATCCTGGCGCACTGATTTTGCAATAGGACGAATGAACGCAGGAACTTGCAGGGTGGAAATCTTTGCTTCCAGAGCGGCAAGCTTTTCGCTCATCTCGGTCTTGGCAGCTTCAACAACCGACTGAGCGGCAATGGTAACTTCAGCAATCTTGGCGGCTTGCGCGGCCTCGATGGCGTCCAGTTTTTCAATAATCACGTTAGACATTTGGATTCCTTAAATACGTTTTGAGAGGAGTTGAAGCAATTCTCGCTGCTCTAGTGCAGCAATGATAGCTTCGTTTGCGGTCACATCCACACCCGAATCACTCGGAGCAGGAGCGTTTTCAAGCTTGACTGGGGGAGCATCACGCTGTTCCAGTACTCGCTTGAAGACAGATGCGGCAGTGACCGCATCCTTTTTCGAGAGACTTGCATCGCGCAAAGCCTTCTCCAAAATCTTTAGGTCAGCAGTGCCATCAGGCCGGAAATACTCTAGCTTGGAAACTTCTGCTGCCGGGTTGTTGGGATACATAACAACGGACACTTCGCGCAGGCCACCCTTGGTGATCTGAAAATATGCTTCATCAGTGCCATCTGGTTCGCCGTCAGCATTGACCATTGTATAAGCTTCTGCATAAGCGCCAACTGAAACCCCGCCAAACATGGCTGGGGACTCTTTCATCACGCTGTACAAGTCATTGCCTGCCGAGGTGTTGGTATAGAGCCTGCCGCTGGCTGTCATGCCTTCGTTATCGAAATCAAAGCTTGTCCACTCACCAACGGGGATGGAATCTGCGCTGTGGTTGACAAACATCGGCAGCGGGCGTCCAGTCTTGCTGAACTCGGTTGCCCAATCCATGAAGCCTTCTGGCTGATAGTTGAACCGGCGACCGTCAGCGCCCTCCCGAGCGCCCCAGGTCGTCACGCGAGCTTCGATCAGGCCAGATTGGCCCTCGGTCTTCATCCGCGCTTCGCAGATCACATCTAGATTTTTCATCGATAATCCCCAAGGCAATTGATTGATCATTGTCTTGTATTGTCTGTATCTTCTTCTTAATCCGCAATGGCGAGACAAACCTTTTGATTTGTTTGGCGAATGTTAGCATGATTTCTAAATAGCAAGAAATTGACTTTATTTACCAATATTCATCTTCTTCTTCTGACTTCCCCCGCCGCCACCTGTATCCTGCGGGCTACCGCCAGGGATTGCGCCATCAGCAGGCGCGGCCTTCTGGCTGATAAGCTCATCTGCGCCGTCCATGTTCTTCATGCCCATGTACTGGCGGGCCTCATTCTGGGTCATTATTCCGGCATTCACGCCTGCAACCGCAAAATTCATCTGGTCGAGCGGCGCACCCTTGAGGAATGCGCGGGTATCGAACTCAATGGACAGCGAAGGGTAGCCTGGAAACAAATGCTGCTTCAGCTTTTGCTGAATGTTCACAATCATAGGGTACATACATGATTTGTAGAACTCATCCAGCACTGTTTGGGTGTTGTTGTACTTCTGATCGGCAATACCAATCATCGCAGGCGGCACCCCGAACAGGCCACAGATACGCTTCATAGTCTGGGTCTTGAGCTTCTCAGTATCGGCGTCTTGTAGCGTCAGCATGTTTAAAGGCGTGTATTTCATGCCTTGGTCAAGCAACATACCCTGTCCAGGCTTGCTAGGATCGCTGTTACGCGACCCGGTCATCGTTGACCATGCCTCCTTGAGCCTGCCGGCAATCTCTTTGTACTTGGCGTCAGGGATGACCTGCTCAGTCACGAACATGCCGGAGGGCTTTGCGCCATTTTGCATGACGTAGTTGGCGTACAGGTCAATATCCTGATCCAGACCAACCAGTTCTGCCGCCAGGATACCCTTATTGAACGAAGCCGAGCCTTGCCATGCCTGATCCATCAGATGCATGACCTGATGGGCTGCAAGTGGCTCATCTCGGCTAAAGCCATAGCTCGGCGTGGACAAACGATATGACGGATACCGCGCAGGCGTGATGGTCGTCGCAATCAGCGTCGAGTCAAAGACATACATTTCAAGCGGCGTCTGCGTTGGCGACTCTTGGTCTTTGCGCCACCACAAGATAAACACCTCGCCAGCCAGTTCGTGCCACATAAGGTACTGATACCAGAACTCATATGTAGACTGGAAGTTATTTGGCGCATTCAGCAAGGCGGCGACTTGTTTGGCCTTAGCTTTATCTCGCGGGCCAACCTCAGCGCATTTCACGGCATCAAGATATGCCCCATCGTCCATCTCGCACATCACCCGAATGGGCAACTGGGCCAATGCCCTTGCTTTGGTGCCTACGCATGCCATCACGGTCGAATTCCGTGTCAGCATGGACATATCGACCGGCCTACCAGCATTTGTCGTGCTGGCAGTCGTCACATACAGGATTTGGGTGTTTACAGTGGGCTTTTGGTTCGATCCCTGGTAAACGATGTTGTTTCCGAGTGCCGTCTGACCAAACAGACTATTGCTCTCGGTTACCTTTTTACCCTTGAAAACATCCAAAATACCCATGATTTACCACTCCAATGCTCTAAAACCACACGAATCACTGACAAACACGTTGTCTAGGTGGCAGTGTAACGCCATTATCATTGCGATGATACCGTCAACCTTGGCAGAAGGGTCTGCTTCATTCTTGCGAACCTTGACATTGGAATTTACGTCCGTGTAAAGTTCGCAATTCCCTAGCTGCCATCCTATGAATGGGTTCCCGTCATGGTGAATAGCCTTCTTCAGAATTAACTGCTCTGTCGTTTTTGATGGGTTGGACAGCACAGCCATACTCTGCCCTACCTTCTTGACCGGCAAGCCTTCAGCGTACAGATTAGCCACCAAGGCGGCGGCGTTGTACGGGTCAAAGCCAATCTCCTTGACATCGTATTGCTGGCACTGCTGCTTAATGTAGCTCTCAATCTCATTCAGATCAGTGACGTTGCCAGGAGTCAACCGCAAAATGCCGGTCTCCTTGGCTTGCAGATATGTAGACCGATAATGATTTGGAATCAGCGCCATTGACTCTTCTGGCAGGAAGAACATGAATTTTGCAAAGAACTCTTCTTCGCCGTAGCGGAACAGGGTACAGATAGCGTTCAAGTCCCGGCTATGCGCCAAGTCGAAGCCAATGAATACCGATTCCGGTGGCTCATCAGGCATCTCTGAGGCGGCATCATCCCAATACCGGCGATCCACCCAGGCCGAATTGGCGCTGACATAGATGTTCAACTGCTTGCACAAAAACTCATTCAGACTTGCCGGTTTCGCGCTGGCCTCCTCGGCCATATGCCGAATATGGTCTGTCGTCACCGATATGCCCAACATAGGGTTAGCCTTGCCCCAGACTGCCGGGTTCGACCATTCGTCGCCTGGGTCGATGCTGTACAGCATGCCAAACCACTTGTGGGTATCTTCTGAGGCACCACGCAGGACTGAGCGGAAATGCGTCAAGTCCTCAAAGAACTTGGTTTCCTTGGTGAAGGACGCAGTTGTCAGATAAAGCCGCAGCGGGTTCTTCCGAGCGCCCATGCCAGAGTGCAGCACCTCAATGCTCGAGCGCTCGATAATCTGCGCGGCCTCATCAATCAAGGCGCAGCTAGGGTTCTTGCCATCGCCTGTCTTGCGGTTCTCACGCGAGAGCGCCCGGTAGGTCGAGGTGGAATCACCCGCCTTCTTTAGCTCATGCCGGTAGACCATGAACTTCGCCGCCAAGGCCGAATCCATGTTTTCCACAATCGCCTTGGACGAGTCAAAGCAAATGCTGGCCTGCTCCCGGTTAGTCGCCAGGGTAAACACCTCGGCCCCGGCGTCCCCAAACATCAACTCGTAAAGGGCAATGATTGAGGCGATGGTCGTCTTGCCTGACTTGCGCGGCACAAACAAGATCACATCAGTCGTCCAACGCCGGGTATGATCTTTCTTGTCGCGAAACCCATAGATGCCCGCCAAGAACATAACCTGGAACGGCTGCAAATCGATGGGCTTACCCGCGTCTGGGCCTTTGACATGCCGGGTGAACTTGACGAACTTGAGAATATGTTCAGCCTTCGCCGGTACAAACTCATAAGGCGCATCCTTACGCTCAGCCATGTCCAGAAAGCGCTGGCAGGCAAGCTCAATGTCCTCACAGGCCAGTATGTCGCCCCGGACTACGCTGGCGGCATACTGAAAAGCAGGCTCAAGCAGTGGCGAATAGCTCATCGACGTTGCTCGGCTTTGCTGTCAGTTTCGGACGCCCACGGGCGACTAGGGCCAATTCGGCAAGAATCTTGATAATCTTGTCAAGGCACTCAATACGCATCTTGTGCCACGCCGACATAGAGTCGCCGGAAGCATAGGTATAGAGCGGGCCACTCTCAAGGACATGAATGTGTGCCTCGACCATTGCGGCGACCGTCATGGTTAGCATAGCAATCAGCAGTTCGTCGCTTGCCGTGAGAGGGCCAGTTGTCCCCTCAACTTCGTTTCGTATTGCGGTCTCGAAAGTCTGCGGATTCCAGGTATCTGGTTCTTGCAGTATCCGGATAATGTGGCGCGGTGGTGTACGCATGGATGACTCCTTGGTAATCAGTTGTCTTGTATTCAAGGATACCAGCATCGGTGTAATGCCGGTAAATACCCTTCAATTCATATGATGACTTAACCCCGTGGCACCTAGCGCACAGGCTTTGAAACAGGTTCCTGCGAAATGCCGCAGGGCCAATATGCTGCCACGGGAAGACATGGTCAACATGTGCCGCCAGGGTAATTTGCCCGGTCTGCTTACAGGCCTGACAAAGCGGCGACAGGGACAATTGTCGCATACGTATCGAATCCCAGGCAGAACTGTTGTATTTGGCGTTCGCCTTGATACGTTCCTCGGTGCGCTTAATCGTCGGGGCATGCTCGACGCATAGCGATTTGCCCTTGGCCGCTGGGTTTTTGCACCGGGTTTGGCCGCATTGGGTGGTTGGGAAGCTTGGCATACCGTCATTGTGCAACATGCACATGTGCAACTTGTGCAACTTGTGCAACTCCCATCCGTTAATGGAGGGTCTGGGATAGGAATAGCGGGAAATTGTCCCCGCGCGTGCTCTCAGACGGCGCCGAATCATTTTAGTTCTAAAACGATCAAAATCGGGTCAAAAGTGGGTTTTTTTACCGTTTTGGGGGTCGGTCGATGGCTTTTAATGCGCTTTTGAGGGGCAAAGTGGGAAATGGGGTATGGCATGGGATGCTGATTTTGGGCGTGCCCAGGGTGCTGCCTGGGTCTGCCTGGATGCTGCCTGGGTCTGCCTGGATGCTGCCTGGATGCTGCCTGGATGCTGCCTGGATGCTGCCTGGGTCTGCCTGGGTGCTGCCTGGATGCTGCCTGGATGCTGCCTGGGTCTGCCTGGATGCTGCCTGGGTCTGCCTGGATGCTGCCTGGATGCTGCCTGGGTCTGCCTGGATGCTGCCTGGATGCTGCCTGGGTCTGCCTGGGTGCTGCCTGGATGCTGCCTGGGTCTGCCTGGATGCTGCCTGGGTCTGCCTGGGTGCTGCCTGGGTGCTGCCTGGGTGCTGCCTGGGTGCTGCCTGGACAGGTCTCGCACTAATAACAATGCATTGCGTCAACCCTAGGGTAAACACCTATAGATTGCCCATTGTGACTGGTCACAATGCATTGTCGACGCATAGGGCATCGATGCAAATCAGGGAAAATATCATGCGATTAATAGAACGTGAAAAATCCACAATGTCAAAAGACGACATCGTAATAAACCTTGCATTTTTCTTGCTTGAAAATACGGGTAATGTATGCGGTATTTATAAGGGTAGGATGTCAGCATTTGAACAGCGTAAATTGTTTGGATGTTTTTTAGGAAAGGGTATTATTATAATCAACGGATCAGAAGAGGATATATGCTGCCGGATTAAGATAGCATTTGGCGGAGATTATGAAGACCGTTATAGCATGCGCTGGATTGAGCTCTAATTTAAACTAAGGACAATATAATGAAACCCTACATTCTAAGATTTTCTGAATCATGCGGACGATGCAATGATATTGTTGTTTGGCGCGTTATTGATTCTCACGGAAAAATTGACCGTGAGTTTAAAACAAGAAAAGAAGCCATTCAATGGCTGAATGCATTTTATACAATTTAATTTAAACTAAGGACAATATATTATGCAACAAACTACCCTTAAGCTTTGCCCATCGGGTGAATACGTCAAATTGCGGAATACCGATTCTGCGCCAATATGGATAAAGGGGGGATATGATTGGTTAACAAATACTTATAGCCTTTCAAGTGCTGACGATATTAATCGGGAAATATTCCGACAATCAGATTCTATTGTGTTTATCGGCTTTACTTATTAATTCTAGGAAACCATATCATGCGCAACCCTTATAAAGCAATTATCAAATCCTTAAACCTACAATATCGTCCCATATTGGGCACAGCCAGTTCTAAAACAATAAAGGGTGAAAAACTAAAGATGTTAACGGCGATTTGTTATTTAGTCCCAGACGATAAAATATGCCCTCATGCAAAGCTTGCTGGATGTATGGCGCCATGCTTGAATACCGCCGGACGCGGTGCTTTCCCTAAAATTCAACGTCAACGACAAGCCAAAACAGACTATTTCAAACAGCACCAACAAGCTTTCATGCTTTCAATGTGCGCCGATATTTGGTCTCTGCAGCGAAGCGCAGCTAAGCGCAATATGACACCCTTAGTTAGGCCAAATGGAACATCGGATATTGCTTATGAAAATATTCCCGTAATTGACGGAAATAATATATTCCAATTGTTTCCCGATGTTCAGTTCTACGACTACACTAAACACCCTTCCCGCAATTTAGCGGGAAAGTATAATGATAATTATGATTTGACGTATAGTTTTAGTGGAATTACTCCAATTAAGATAACGCATAAGGGGTTATTAAATCCCTATAATTCTAGGACAGCTGTTGTATTTCATAAGCGGAGCGATATACCGTTGACGTTTAGGGGATATAAGGTAATCGACGGCGACAATACCGATGTCCGGCATATTGAGCCTAAAACGGTCGTCGTTGCATTGTATGCAAAGGGACGCGGTAAACGTGATATGTCAGGTTTCGTGCAACATAAGGGGGTAAATTATGCGTAAAATAATTATTGATGCCGTTATATCGGCAATATTGATCGGGTTACCATTTATTATATATTTTGCAAGGTGGGTAGAATGAAACCCGGTAACATCGGGGTAACATTAATTGATTCTGATTCAGGCATATTGTGGGTAATAGAATCGATTGGCTCGAATCACATTATCATAAGATCAATTGATGATCAAACAATATGGAAAGCAATAAACCCGGATAGGTTTTGGGTTTTGCTTGATTCACTGTAAATAAAGAAAAGCCCGGATATATTCCGGGTTTTATTTTATCTATGATGTAAGTGAGTGCTCACTTCAGGTTTGCCAGGACTGATTCTATGTTTTGCCTGGGACGACCTGGGCCAGCCTGGGCCAGCCTGAGACGACCTGGGTCAACCAGGGCCGGCCTGGGTCAGCCTGAGACGGCCTGGGTCAACCAGGGCCGGCCTGGGTCAGCCTGAGACGGCCTGGGTCAACCAGGGCCGGCCTGGGTCAGCCTGAGACGACCTGGGTCAACCAGGGCCGGCCTGGGTCAGCCTGAGACGACCTGGGTCAACCAGGGCCGGCCTGGGTCAGCCTGAGACGACCTGGGTCAACCAGGGCCGGCCTGGGTCAGCCTGAGACGTCCTGGGTCAACCAGGGCCGGCCTGGGTCAGCCTGAGACGGCCTGGGTCAACCAGGGCCGGCCTGGGTCAGCCTGAGACGACCTGGGTCAACCAGGGCCGGCCTGGGTCAGCCTGAGACGACCTGGGTCAACCAGGGCCGGCCTGGGTCAGCCTGGGCAATGCATCGTCATAGGGGAACCGACCCGATCCAGACCCCCCACAATCCATCGCATTCTGACAATCATCGTCAATCTGAAATCGGGGTCTAGGGGTTTACCCCCCAAAAAACACCTTTTTTTTCAGCACCCCCCCTCCTATAGACCACCAATCAATTCAAAAAAAAAAATTGGCTCGGAAAAATAATCACTTTTGGCTGGCGGAATATTTTTCCAAAAGCCAATATTTTTGGCCGGGAATTCCAGAATAAATGCACGGGCCATTCTTAGAATCGCAGAATATTATTTTAATATAGTAACTATTATTATATTATTTCCCCGTTTTCTGCTACATGTCACAGAAAAAGCTGCTTTTGGCCTCAAAAGGCACCTTCTAGGGTTTTCCCTAGTCCAGCACAAAATTCTGGCACATCGGGCGATACAATACGATACACCCCTAAAGGGGTTGTATCGTTTATATCGTCATCCCTCGCCTTGTCAAACAATACGTTTGTATCGTTTGTATCGTACCGTATCGTTTGTATCGTCTACTTCGATGACCTTCTCATCATCATCGAGGCCGCTGTAGCCGCTTCCACCACCAGCCACCCTTTGTCGTGCGCCTGTATTATCTCTGCCTCCAGTAGGTTATATATAAACTTACCCTTTGACCCAGGTTGAGCATAGAATTTAGAGGTGCCTTCTGATAATCCCTTACTCGAAATAAAATAGGAAATCAGGGCATCCCTTGTTATGTATGGAGAATCGTTTTGATCCTCAGAACCGGACGCAAACCAAGCTGAAACCAAGTCTTGGATGTTCTTGGATTGATCCTTGCCCTTCTTCTCCTGCCTCTCCGGTGGGTTCTCCTCGATCTCAAAGACTGCCCCGTTGATCTCCTCGCCGTCCTCATCGAACCAACCAAGTGGCACCGAGGTGAGCTTGCCGAAGAAGGGGGTTGGCTCCTCTGTGTCCTTCATCTTGGTGCAGACAATCTCGATACACCCGTCCAGCTTGTTGATCAAGATCGACGCATCAAGGCTGGCCTTCCAAGCGCTTGAGCCTCGCGCCCGCTGCTTGCTGTCCACCGCATGGCCGGAATGGTGATTGAGGCAGACAGCGGCATTGAGCGCCCTGGCGACGATGTTGCAGGCGTTGAACATGTTTCGCGTGTCCTTTGCGGAATTCTCATCGCCTGACATGTGGTTATTCACCGTGTCAATGAAGATGACCACCGCTTCCTCGGTCGTGATCTCATGGACTGCATTCAGTATCTGAGCGGCAGCGGCAGGGTTGTCGGCATCGATGGCCTTGTTGCTGATGAGCAAGTTATCTAGGCTATTGATGTCGTGATGCTTGCACCATGCGGCGACCCGCTGACGGATACCGTAGTTGCCCTCGCCGGCCATGTAGACCACGATTCCCGCTTTGGTCTTGTGTCCATGCCAAGGCATCCCTGCGGCGATGTGGCAAGCCATGTCGAGCGTGACAAACGTCTTACCAACGCCTGACTCGCCGTAAACCATGCTTGTCGAGCTATCGGGGAGCCACCCTTTGATGATCCACTTCAGCGGTGCTGGCTGGCTCAAATAAGACGTTGCGCGGGTGAAGAAATAATCCTGTGTCGACGCCTTCACTGCTGACAGCAACGCTTCAGCGGCTTCTGACCCCATGCTTGTGTCCGCAGCGATGTCGCTCTCAGGCTCATACCGGCAGACAGACCGGACAATCTGGGATAGCTCAGACGATGGCAGCGGAATCTCGCAGCGTGTCTCATTCGCTACAGCAAGTGCTGCCAGGATTTCTGCCTCGGTCATGCCGTAGCGCCGCATGGCCCCGCCGAGCGCAGTCAAGCCATTGTTGCGCCCACCTTGGATCAAGTTCGACCCGGTAGCCTGGACTGCATTGGTTGGCTTGCGCTTGACCGTATAGGCATCCTTCCACTGCGTGGGCATGCGAAACGGTGCGATGCCGTCACTTGGGTCTGACGAGGCCTCCCACTCATATGACCGGCCCTCGATAGTCGAAGGATGGGCAACAAAATAGCGGCCATCGGCCAACAGGTCTACGCCGTCGATAAGCTTGCAAGACCTAATCTCTGCGTCATTGACTGCAATGTGGTGCTGCCCGCCGCCCGCGGTGAGTTGCATAGGCCCATCCGGGACGCTGCCGTACTGGCTTGTCCATTCATCCCAAGACGTATCGCCACCGTTCCTCGGGTCAATGTCGAACACCATGATGCCCGAGATGGCCCCTGCCGCAATGCCAATGTTGTAGTCTGGGTTCTGGTGCCACCACCGGGCTATCTGCTCGGCATCTACAGTGGCGTCCCGTACACCGTGCTGGGTAGCGGGGATCTTGCCATTTGGCACGACTGGGATAACATGCCATCCCCAGGATGCGTAAGTAAGTGCTGCTTCAATCTTGCTTATCATCGCGCTCTGCCTTCAGTGATCCTGCTGTTTTGACTTCGAGTTCGTACTGTCTTGACATAGGGGGATAGGCTCCCCAGGCATAGATCACTTGGGGCCAGACCCCGAGGGCATCGGCAAGCTTCTTCAAGCCGCCGTAGTGGGCAATCGCTTCTTCTGTTTTCACTTTATTCCGACTTTCTTGAAATGGGGTGTTGACATCCTAACAGGAATTCTCTAACATGCACAACATGCGCTGAACAGATGTCCTGACGAGCGTATTTGTGAAGGAACAAAACATGGCACTACAACTCAAGTCCACCGGCAAGCTGATGCTCAAGGGCATCAATCTGCTGGTCTATGGGCAAGCTGGCGCGGGCAAGACAAGCCTTATCGCTACGCTGCCTAACCCTATCGTCCTGTCTGCCGAGGGTGGCCTGCTATCGATTCAAGACGCTGACCTTCCCTACCTTGAGATCGACGGGATGTCGACGCTTATGGAGGCTTATAGCTGGCTCAAAGAAAGCGCCGAGGCTCAGGCGTATCAGTCTGTTGCCCTTGACAGCATCAGCGAGATTGCCGAGGTTGTGCTAAACGCTGAGAAGAAAGCAACAAAAGACCCCCGCGCCGCCTACGGCAACATGCAAGAGCAGATGGCCGACATCATTAGGGCTTTCCGCGACCTGCCGGGACGGCATGTCTACATGAGCGCCAAGCTCGAGAAAACCCAAGACGAAATGGGTCGCGTACTCTACTCGCCGTCCATGCCGGGAAACAAGACCGGGCAGGCGCTGCCATACTTCTTTGACGAAGTATTGGCCCTGCGGATTGAAAAGGATGCCGAAGGCGTAATCCAGCGCGGATTGATGTGCGACTCAGACGGCCTGTGGCTGGCTAAAGACCGCTCGGGCAAGCTTGATGCTTGGGAGTCGGCTGACCTTGGCGCTGTTATTACAAAGATTGGAGCCAAGCGTGGCAACTAAAGCAGTCCAGTACGAAACCGCCCCGGCATTTGCGCAGAAATGCTATGTGCTGAACGGCATCACTTATGTGCCGCATTACAGCAAGGATTGCTTTGTAGGCCCAGGCTACGGGCAGTCTCATCGCCGCCATGTCTATGAAGCGACATTGGATTTATTTAACGCAAAGCCAGAAGTACTAATGCTCTGGGAACGGGAGAGAAAATAATGCAGCCAAACCTAAAAGAGTACGTCAACCTGTGGCTTGCGGCCAAGCATGAGGAACGAGTGGCAATTGCTATTCGCCGGGATGCCGAGGACTGTTTGGTTATAGCCCTTGAGATCGCCAAAGACCTTGACGGGACGACGACAGCGCTGGTTCGTGCTGACCAGTTGAGCTACACCGTGCGCGTCCAAGGCCGTTTAAACCACAAGATTGACTCAGACGCCCTGCAAGTCATCGCGGCAGAGAAAGGTACGCAAGACGCCTTGTCGAGCCTTTTCCGTTGGACTCCTGAAATCAACATGACGGCTTGGAAAGCAGCCGACGATTCGATTACCCGTCCGTTTCTGGACGCTATTGTCACCACCCCTGGACGCCCGTCCTTCACCATTACTTTGAAAGATTAATCATCATGGCTTCAATTGACTTCAGTATTGACGATCTGCCCGTATCTTCCAACAACTTTGAACCCATCCCTGATGGCTGGTATGACGCCACCATTGTGGAAAGTAACATGAAAGAGACCAAGGCAGGCACCGGCGAGTACATTGCCGTCCGCTACAAGATCGACGGGCCGAGCCACCAGGGTCGCGCACTGTTCGGTAATCTGAACGTGAAGAACCTTAAACCGGAGGCCGAAAAGATTGGTCGCCAGCAACTGGGTGAAATCATGCGGGCCATTGGGTTGTCTACCGTTACCAACACCGATCAGCTTATCGGCGGTCAACTGTCGATAAAGGTGGTCATTAAACGCGATCAGCAGTATGGCGATGGAAACGACATCAAAGGTTTCAAAGCAATTGCTGGCGTTGTCCGCACATCCAAAGCATCCGCACCCGCCACATTGGCTAAAACTGCACCTCCCTGGAGCAAATAATGAAAATCCATTTTGACACTGCCGAGATCGAGCAGATTCTGATTGACCGTGCAAACGAATTGTGTATGACAGGCAACAAGCCTTTCAATGCATTGCGGTTTGACTCTTACGCTTATGTCTCTGGCGTGAGCGTGATGCACGAGCCGCCGGAAGAGCCGGTGCAGGTAGCGTTGGTTTAATCATTAGGACAAGACATGGCACTCATTCCCCCCCCAACTGACCTGATTGCTGAGGCAATCGATGCCCACCATGCGTCTAAGGTAGAACTTCCCCGCGCCCACCTGGGTGCGTCTATCCTGGGCCATCATTGCGAACGCTGGCTGTGGCTGTCGTTTCGCTGGGCAGTCATCGAGCGCTTCAAAGGCCGTACCCTGCGCCTGTTTCGGCGTGGGCATAATGAGGAGGCGACTATTGTTGCCGACCTCAAGGCCATCGGGATTGAGATTCACTCGACCGAGGGTGGGCAAGCAAGGGTGGACTTTGGGTGCCATGTCGGCGGCAGTATTGACGGCATTATTGAGTCTGGCGTACCCGCTGCGCCGACCAAGCGTCATATTGCCGAGTTCAAGACTCATTCTAAGAAATCGTTTGACGATGTATTGAAGGTAGGCGTAGAGCTTTCCAAGCCCATGCACTATGCCCAGATGCAGGCATACATGCATGGCACTCAGATTGACCGGGCGTTGTATCTGGCTGTCTGCAAGGACGATGACAGGCTGTACACCGAGCGGGTGCGCTATGACGAAGCCTTTGCAACCAAGCTGATTGCCAAGGGCCACAGGCTGGTTATGGATAACCTTATCCCGCCGCCGATCTCCACCAACCCTAGCTGGTACGAATGCAAATGGTGCCCAGCCCATAGCTTTTGCCACGGGGGCCAGCAGATATCAGAGAAGAACTGCCGCACCTGTAATGAGGCCTCGCCTGTGGCTGACGGCACATGGCACTGCTCCCAGTGGGACGCGACGATACCGCTCGAGGCCCAGGTCAAAGGATGTGAGCAGCACATGATTCATTGGGACATGGGGGCAAAAATATGAAGCGCCGCCGCTCCCCCCTTATAAATGTCATCACCAACCCGGTAACTCGAGCCATCGAGAAGGCAGCAATGAATCAGTTTGTGCTGGATTCCTCAATAGCCTTCTGGTCTATGCCCGAAGGGACACCTTGCAAGTCCTTGCTGATAGGGGTCTCCAAGACCGTCATCAGCGCTATCAAGGCCATCGAGGGCATGGATGACCCCCACGGTATCGGCGACGATTTCCTGCTGTGCGTCGAGCAGATGATTGATGCCAGTGAGCGTGGGTATACGTGGCGAGTATCGGACGCTGCGGCGTTTGAGAATGCGCTACGTGCTGCTGTAGACATCTTGCAGGGCGTGTCCCCTGTTGAGATGCTGGACGCGACAGTGTGGGTCAATCAGTGTGGGAGTGTGTTGGCATGAAGCTCAGAGACTATCAACAGCAGACCATTGACGACCTCTACAAATGGTTTGAAGCAGGCAACAAGGGCAACCCTTGCTTAGTGCTGCCCACTGGTTCGGGCAAGTCCCACATCATCGCGGCGCTTTGCAAGGATGCTTTGCAGGAATGGCCCGAGACCCAGATTCTGATGCTGACTCATGTGAAAGAACTCATCGAGCAAAACGCCGAGAAGCTGCGCCAGCACTGGCCGTCTGCCCCGCTGGGTATCTATAGTGCCAGCATGGGTTCAAAGCAATTAGGTGAGCCAATCACTTTTGCCGGCATACAGTCGGTCAGCAAGAAAGGTGGTTTGCTGGGCCATCAGGATTTGGTCATTATTGACGAGTGCCATCTTGTAAACCACAAGGCCGAAGGCGGTTATCGGACACTTCTATCGACCCTTTATCGGACAAATCCCAAGCTGCGAGTGATAGGTTTGACGGCAACACCGTTTCGCCTGGGACATGGTCTCATCACGGACAAGCCTGCCATCTTTGATGCCCTGATTGAACCAGTTAGCATAGAGGAATTGGTCTATAAGAAGTTTCTAGCGCCGTTGCGATCCAAAGGCACCAAGGTCAAGCTTGACACCGCTGAAGTTCACAAGCGCGGCGGCGAGTTTATCGAGTCTGAACTGCAAGCGGCGGTCGATACGCCAAAGAACAACCTGTCCATTGTCGAGGAGGTCATCAGCCTTTCTGGAGAAAGAAAAGCATGGTTATTTTTCTGTGCTGGGGTTGACCATGCTCACAATGTCGCTGACCAGTTGAATGCCCACGGCATCGTAGCGTCATGCGTTACAGGCACCACGCCAAAGCATGAGCGTGAGCAAATCCTGGCTGACTTCAAGGCAGGCAAGATTCGGGCGTTGACCAATGCCAACGTGCTGACCACCGGGTTTGATTACCCTGACATCGACATGATTGCCATGCTGCGTCCTACTATGTCGCCTGGGCTGTACGTTCAGATGGCCGGTCGAGGCTTACGCCCCAAATCCCATACTGACCATTGCTTGGTGCTGGACTTTGCTGGTGTCGTGGCGACTCATGGGCCGATTACTAATGTCCAGGCGCCCAAGAAGGCAGGCGAAGGTAACGGAGAAGCCCCTGTCAAGGTTTGCCCGCAGTGCGATGAGCTATGCCATTGCGCGGTCAAAGTATGCCCAGCTTGCGGCTGGACGTTTGAAGTATTGCCACCGCCCAAGCTTGAACTGCGCGACGACGACATTATGGGCTTGCAAGGCACTGACATGGAAGTCACGCACTGGCAGTGGCGCAAGCACATTAGCTACACCAGTGGTAATGAAATGCTTGCCGTGACATACTACGGGTGTCTTTCCGATCCCCCCATTACAGAATACTTTGCTGTTCTGAACAGCGGCTACGCTGGCGAAAAAGCCAGGAATACATTGGCCTCAATAATGTTTAAGTCAAAAGCAAAAGTTAATTCTGAAAACCTTGAACAAATCAGTTCAGAAATGACCGCCAGTCAACCGCCAGCCAGCATTGAATTCAAACGTGATGGGAAATTTCATCGAGTGATTAGCCGTAAGTGGAACAATGACCCCTACACGAGTCCCAACAGAACACGAGGAGCAGCGCGAACTGGTGCGCTGGATCAGGCAAGGCTTTGATGCGCGGGTCTTTGCGATCCCTAACGGTGGCTTGCGCGGTATCGCCGCCGCAGGCAGGCTAAAAGCCGAAGGAGTCAGTGCAGGAGTCCCCGATCTTTTCGTGCCAGCTTGGACGCTTTGGATTGAAATGAAGCGCACCAAGGGCGGTGTGCTATCACCAGAGCAGCGCGATTGGCATAGCCACCTCTTGGCTATCGGTCACAAAGTGATAGTTGGCCGGGGCTTTGAAGATGCCAAGAAAAAGATCTTAGAACTAGGGTTTGTCCCTACTAAAGTGACAGGCCACAAGGGATAAGATGGCTTGCCGGAATAGCCCGGTTCACATGACATGTTAAGAAAAGAGGGAATTTTATGCATATCTCCTTGCCCCACGCCCTGACAACCCGTCAGCTTGATGCGCTACTGAATTCATTCCCAGCGCACAAAGACCTTGTCATCAACCGCATGCCGGACATTATTACGGTCAAGATGCGGGACGACAAGATTCTGTCAGCGGCCAAGTCGCCAACACGCGCCCTCTGGCATGTAATGGCCCGTCCTGGGCTGATTACTACCGATCTGGAGTAATCATGCACTTCTGCTTCAACTACACCATCTACGACCTCGATCTCGCTTGCGTCTGCGAGTACACCGAAGAGTGGTATCAAGACAACGAATGCCTGATGACCTTTGTCTCGGCCCACCTTGGCGATGCCGATCTGACGGAACTGATTGATTCCTACGCCAAGTCCAAGATTGAAGACGCTGCCTGGGAGGCATACAGCAAATGAAACCAGCTACCGCAAACGAACGTAAGCAGGCAGAGCGCCAGCGCTATAGGGATGCAGGCCTTATTGCAGTGACCGTGTGGGTAAAGCCTGCAAATCGTGAACTCATCAAGACATTAGCAAAGGATATGAAATGACAACACCTTACAACACCGGCAAGGTCAAGATTGGCCTTGCGTACCAGCGCAAGATCGAATACGCCACTGATGCGTATCTTCAGCGAGCATTGCTCGAGGAGGCCGCAGACCGTCAGCATATTACGGCGGTGGCCTTTGTCATGGCAGCATGTTTTGCTGCTGCTATCGCAATGCTTTTGGCCTATACATGAAATGCCCTATTTGCCACGCCTGGGCCTTGGTCAAGAAGACCGAGCAGCGGGCAAATAACGTAACTCACCGCCGCTATGAATGCGGCAATATGCACAGATTCTCAACGGAGGAAAAATGCCTGCAAAACAAATTGGCGGCACTCACTACAGCAAGCTGAAGATTCAGCCTGTGCTATATATCCATGCAAATGGCATCGGATTCTGCGAAGGCAATGTTATTAAGTACGTCACCCGCTGGCGCGACAAAGGCGGCATTGCCGACCTTGAGAAAGCCAGACATTACATTGATATGTTAATTGAATTGGAAAAGACATGAACAGCAACGAAGCATTTGAAGCTTGGATTGGGCGATCTGCTGCCGAAGCAGATGGTGGCTGGAGCAAAGAAGTTTGGGATACCGCTTGGGCTGCTGCCACTTCGCATATTACAGCCTGGGCCAACACTGTTGAGCCCCCTTGCGATGAGCCTTGGCAAGACGGCTATGAGCATGCGCGGCGTTGGGTTAAGGAGATTGGACTGAAATGATCGGCATCGTCTTTAACAAACGCGCCGCCAAGTGGCTGGCCCGAGTAGGCAACGAGCATATTGGCTCGTTCGTCACAGAGGCCGAGGCCATTGCAGCCCAGGCCCACCATGACCCGCTGGGTACTCGCCACATCAAACGGCAAAATAACCGGCCATTCAGTACATCATATTTCTCAATTAGTGCATCGCCGTCTATCTTTACGATGGCGAAATTTAAGAGGACGAGGGAGTCGAGATGAATGAAATAATTGCCAAACTGTATGACCAAGCTCTCGTCATCGAAAATGGCGGAGACTATGTTTCCGGTGAATTAGACCCTGTAAAGTTCGCCGAGTTGATTATCAAAGATCAGCAACGCACATGGGTCGGGCTGACGGATGAAGAAGCGCTGGATTGCGCTGGATGGTCTGTATCAAACATTGCCCGGAATGCAGAAGCCAAATTAAAGGAGAAGAACACATGAACCCACATTGCAAAGGCTGCAAAGCCCATCACAATTCCGGTCATCCAAAAGAATCCAATTTAGTTAAACAATACAACGATTGGTGTATTAAATTTAGTAGGTGCGCCAGCAAGGCTGTTGGTGAATGCAAACTTAAAAATGGGAGAACATTATGAGCGGCGGCCACTTTAACTATGCCCAATACAAAATTGGCGACATTGCTGACAGCATTGAGCAATTGATCAGCAAAGACGAAGATGGCAGATATACAGAAGAAACAATCGTCCAGTTTCGCACCGCACTACGACTGCTAAAACGCGCTGAAATCTATGCACAGCGCATTGATTGGCTAGTGAGTGGAGATGATGGCGAGGAATCTTTCCACAAGCGCCTAGCCCTTGATCTTGCTGCTGAATCTAATGCGGCGGCTTAACCTTATGCCCATGCTTCAACCAGATCGACAGCAAGGCGTAGACAAGGATCAAGATAGCGGCCAGCTTGCCATACCGCCTAGCCATTGGTAATCAGGTACGCAATTAGCGCACCCGCCGCAAAACACCACCACGTTGCATCATTCATAGCATGTTCATCTTCACTGACTTTCGAGGCCTCGAGTTTATCTTGAGCCTCGATGTCAGCTTTGGCTTTGAGGAATTCAGCCCAGCCGGCTACGCCATGCTCTTTGAGTATGTGGCGCTTTAGGTCTTCAGTTGTTTTGTATTCTTGCCGCTTGGCAACGAAGTGTTGGTAAGCCCTCTGCTCTTGCAGGCTTCCAAGTTGCTCTTGCCTGCGCCGGTCATGCTCACGGATGCGGCGCTGCTGAAGGATTACGGCATGCGAGTCTGCTTGGACATCGGCGACAAGCTTGCCACCTTCTTTGCCAACTGCTATGGACTCTTTGAGGGTTCCAATTGCAGCCTTGGCGCCTTCATTGACCCCTGCGGCGTCCATCAGGACGATGCAACGCCCTTGACCTTCTCAACAGTACGCAGGCCACCCATGCCCAGCATGCCCAGCATGAGTTGCCAGAGGTTGTCATCAAGCCCAGGTAGTACGGGCCAATTGTGGCCGGTAATGATGCCTGCCCAGACCAGCAGGGGCCGAGCGATGTACTGACACGCCAGGGCGGCAGCGCAGACCCAGCCAATCGCTGGACGCCAGCCGCCGATAAAGACTGAGCCGGAGGCAGCTTCAGCTTTGTTGATATCCATCTGGCCTTGCACCAGTTGAACCGCAGCGGCGAGTTGTTGCTTTTCTGCCTCAGATTTATCAGGCCAAATGCGGGTGATGACCGTTTCGGCAAGATCAGCGATTGCGCTATCTATTGCCATTCGCCTGTCTCCATCTGCTTAGACAACCGCTTGGCCCGCTCTGGCGTCTGCTTGGCCCAGGTGGACTCCAGCATGGCTACAGCGGCCTCGGCGTAGCGGCCAACCCTGACGTGGCCGAGGGTTGTCGTGAAGGCCAAGAGGCCCTTTACGCCCATCTGGAATGCCATCCCGATCAGGACTGCCTGCCTGCGTTCATCGAGCAAATGAAACCAAGGGAGCGCATCGTTCAGACCGTCAGTCTTGCGTTTCACATCGTTTGCCAACAAGTAGTCAATCTCATCTGGATAGAGCAAGCCACCCTTGCGCTGGTCGATCAGCCGGCCAACGCCGATAGTCCAGAACCCGAGCGTGTCCTGGTAAGCGTGAGCCACCACGCCCTCTTCATTTCGCAACTGCTGGATGATATTCATCTGTCAACTTTACCATCAAGCTTGTCAAATATCTTGGCAAGCAGGTCGCGGATTTCCTTGAGGTCTTGCCGGTAGTCATCGCGGGTGACGTAGGTCTTGGGAATCTCGGAACTAAGCTTTGATAGGTCAGATTTCAATTCTTTGACCGCCGTCCAGAGTTCCCGAGCAAACCACCCGGCGACCGTGCTGGCGATGAGAAAACCGGCGTTGAAGAGGGATTGATAGTCCATTGGGTTTACTCAGTCGGTTCAGCCGGGGCAAGTTGCGCATCAGCTTGCTCTTTGATCTTGACGATCAGGGGCCATGCGCCGGTCTTGCTGGGCAGGTCGCCAAGAACTTGCAGGATTGCGTTTACTTCTTCGACGGTCAGGGTAATGTTGATCATGCTGGAATCCAAGGAAGTGCTTGTGAAGTGGGGGAAATAGGAGGCGTGATCATACTGTTGATCTGGCCCTGCACACAGGCTTGTGCGCTGTCGATTGCCGACTCTGGAATCCAGCCAATGACTTGGGCTTGGGTAAGCTCGTCGTACGGCGTGAAACCCGGATCGTCTTGGGAAATGGTGAACTGCTGTGAGCCGCCGATTGAGGCAACGTATTCGCCGTCTACACCGCTGACGGTGTACATAGCGGTAACAACAACGTCCGTCTGACCCTCAACTTGGGGCAGGGTGTACATCGAATTGATGGTTGTGGTGAAGGTAGTCATAGTGGTTCCTTTGGGTTATTTGGCTTCAAGTGTTGCCAAGCGTGTTGTAAGCAATTCAATCTGGGCTTGTTGTTCTTGGATGCACTTCATTAGCGCATATTGCAAGTCAGTTTGGTAAATTTCCAATCGCATTTTTGGAGATTCTTTAGTACCCCAATTGCCTTCAGTTACTAACTCAGGGGCAACGGATTGAACATCTTGCGCCACAACGCCTAATGTTAGGCCGCCATCTTCTTCAAGGTTTTGGTCAATGTAGTTAAAGGTCTGGACAGGGATTGCACAAATCTTGGCTAAATAAGAAGTTGCAGGAGTAAAGTTTGTTTTTTCTCTACGGTCAGAAAGAATTACATTGTTTGCGGCATAGTTAGATATGCCGCCATTAGACAAAACAGACATTCTTGGTGCTGTTGCGTCAGTACAATACAAAAACTGGTTGCCCGAATTATTTGGCGTTGCAACATAGTCTACAAAAATTCCGCCGGGGACAGAGTTGGAACTTCTGAAGTAAACCACTTGGTTTTGTTCAGCACCACCAAATACAGTTAATTTTTCAGTTTGTCCTCGACTCGTAGTCCCAACCAACAAGTTTCCACTGCTATCAAACGTACCCCGAACATTCCCATCCCCATCGCTGAGTACGATGTAGTTGCTGCCGGTTGCGGAGATTGGGGCTGCGGAGCCGGTGTAGCCGCCGAGGATGACGTTCTTGGAGCCGGTGGTTACGGCAGAGCCAGCGCCATAAGCAGAAGCGCTACCTATAAATGTATTCTGTATTCCTGTGGTTAAGTCGTAGCCCGCCTGATACCCTAAGAAAGTATTCTTTGCAGCCGTTGTACCCGTGTACCCCGCCTGATACCCCACAGCAGTATTATTCGCCCCTGTTGTATTCGAATACCCCGCCTGATACCCCACAGCGGTATTGTTGGAGGCGGTGGTGTTGGCGTTAAGGGCTTGCCCGCCTAAAGCGGTGTTACTAGCTCCGGTAGTTGTTGCTTTGCCTGAACCCGTACCTATGAAGGTGTTGTACGTATCACCGGTTCCATTGAAGGCAGTACCAGATTCATATCCAACAAAGACGTTATATTGCGCTGATGTATTGGCTAGTCCAGCCGCATGCCCAAGTGCGGTATTCCCGTAACCTGTAGTGGCGTTAAGAGCTTGAGTGCCTACAGCGGTATTCCACTGAGCAGTTGTTGCGGCACGTAATGCTAAATAACCAACGGCAGTCATGCCACCCGTTGTGTTCGCATACCCCGCCTGATACCCCACAGCGGTGTTGTTGGATGCGGTGGTGTTGGAGAAGAGTGTTTGTTGACCAATTGCTGTATTTCCACTACCAGTAGAACTTGCAAAGAGAGTTTGATACCCCAACGCAACATTGGCTAAACCTGTTGTATTTCCATGCCCTGCTTGATACCCAACAGCAGTTCCATATCCAGTTGTATTTGTATAGAGCGCTTGATAGCCTATCGCTGTACTATTTCCTTGTGTTGTTGTACTGTACCCCGCCTGATACCCCATTGCAGTATTGTTAGAGGCGGTGGTGTTTGATCTAAGAGCCTCTGAGCCAATAGCGGTATTGTTACTTCCGGATATGTTTACCAGCAACGCACCTTGCCCAAGTGCTGACAAAGAACTCCCCGTAGTATTCGCCAAGCCAGCATCACGCCCGATAACGGTGTTATCAGACCCGGTTGTGTTGACCTTCAGCGCCTGTGAACCAATAGCAACTACAGCAGCGCCGGTCGTGTTTGCAGCCAAAGCACTTGTGCCATGTGCCGTATTTGTGGCTAAGTTCCCCGCGCCTTTGCCAACAGTTTGCCCGTTGATGGTGGCGTCACCTGTAGTGCTAAATGTTCCAGTAACTGAAACCAAACCCGCGCCACCAATCGACAACCGGTCAGTACCGCCAATACTAAAGACCATGGTTCCAACACCTATTGATCTAATAGCAAAGATGCCAGTACCTGCGTTGGATAAAGATACATTACCATTAGTACCACTTGACCGTATAATTCTAAACTCGTTATCACTTCCAGAAGTGCTATGAAAATCTATATAAGAGTCACCGTCACCTGTTCTAGATCCACCTAATTCAATACCAGAAGCGCCCGTTGTTACACCAAGTCCTGTGGTAACCAGGGTGCCCAAAGTAGTATCGCCTGTAACCCCCAAAGTACCAGAAACTTGCAGTTTATAACCCGGTGCATTAGTTCCAATACCTACATCTCCCGCAAAGTAATTTATTGCAGTCCCGTTGGCGTAAAAATTCCATCGGTTTGCAGCGGCTGCTATGTTGCTGTAAAAGCCGTAGTTGTTTGTGGCTCCGGTGAGGGTGTTATTTGCCTCAAAACCGTATTGGTTAGTGACGGATGATCCAGCCCCAATTGTTCCTTGTTGAGCAAAGTAGTGCGTTAAGGTAGGCAACACAAACGACGCAGCAGCAGTTGATGGGTTGGTTACATAAATTTTTGCTTGGCTAGTTACATCACTTTGAATAGTTCCAACATTATACAAATTCCAAGCAACTGTGCTTCCGGTAATACTTTTTGAAATTTGTAGAGAAGTACCCGTCGTTGAAGCGCCACCAATACCTACATTCCCCGCGCTACTAATTCGCATACGCTCAGTAGGCGATGATGCCCCATCAGCGGTAGTAGCAAACACCAAGCGTCCGGGCATGTCGTTTGTGCCGGGGGTGCCGTCTACCTCCGCAAAAATACGCGCACTTTCAATAAATGACGTTCCATCATCTCCAGAAAAAGAAATTATGCCGAGATCAACACCAGATGTTACTGCGCCACCAAAAGTCCCAATCGTATTACTTAAACTTCTATTGAAAGAAAGTGTATCAACCAGCGAACCTGTACTGCTCCAGTTGTATAGACCAATGCTGGACTTGTTATTTGTTGTGCCATGAATTTGAACGGTTGGTGTTGTCGCTGTACTTGGCCCTGTACCTGTAACAGTAGCCGTATAACCGGCAATAACATTGCCACTTGCATCAATAACAAACGGCGTGCTGTCAGGATTAGTTGAATCCTCAACCAACAGTGCATTACCCGTACCAAGCTGGGTAATACGCAAAGCGGCGTTGACGCTGTCGCTTACGCTGATGATGGCGTTAGCCGAACCCGTGATGTTGGTAAAGCTACCCGCCAACGGAGTCACCGTGCCAATGACGACATTGTTGATCTGGTTGCCGCCGCCGGAGATAGTCCCCGATAGGGTGACAGCAGGGATCGGGCCAACGATAGTTGTGGCATTGCCGACTGAGGTAATTGGCCCGGTCAGGTCGGCATTGGTGGTGACGCTGCCTGCTGTAAAGCCTGACGCTGTGCCGGTGATGTTTGTGCCGACCAAAGCCGAAGGCGTACCCAAGGCGGGTGTCACCAGGGTGGGCGAAGTGGCAAAGACATTGGCACCTGTCCCTGTTTCATCGGTAAGCGCCGTAAGCAATTGCAGAGAGGTGAATGACCCCAGCGATGCCGCATTGCCCACCGAGGTGACGGCACCTGTCAGGTTGGCGTTGGTAGTGACGCTGCCGGCAGTCAGGCCGGAGGCGGTGCCTGTGATATTTGTACCGACCAGGGCTGACGGAGTGCCTAGTGCAGGTGTCACCAAGGTTGGAGAATTGCTCAGTACCACATTGGTGGTGCCGGTGCTTGTTGTGACACCTGTGCCGCCATTTAGTACCGGCAACGTACCAGTCACCCCAGTCGTCAGCGGCAGGCCCGTCAAATTAGTAGCCACGCCTGACGTAGGCGTACCAAGCAACGGTGTCACCAGGGTAGGTGACGTACTCAAAACAACGCTGCCTGTGCCGGTTTTCGTCGTGACTCCAGTCCCTCCGTTGACAACAGGAAGCGTCCCTGTGATGTCCGCAGTTGAGATATCAAGTTGATCCCAGGCTGCATTTGTGCCATCGGACTTCAAGTATTTGCCAGCCGCTGTGGTTTGCGCCGGGGCCAAAGCATTGAATCCTGCATTTGCAGTGACTTGCCCTGTGCCGCCAAGCGATACCGGCACGGTCGTCAAGCTAATGACTGAGCCAGCTATGTTAATTGGCGAAGTGCCAGTGTACTGAATGACCCCCACCGGGCCAACGGTTTGAGTCGTGCCGTTGGTATAGGTGATCAAAAGATAATTTGCTGAGTCAATGACAACAAGCGACACGCTTGAAATGCCAACCCCAGCAACACCCTTGTCCAGACTGACCGTGATGTTATTGCCGTCGATAACGGTAACTTGCATATTCGCCATGATTTTTCGCCTTAAACTTTAACAATGCCATCCGAGCGGACAAGGAACATCATAAAGATGATGTTGTCTTCAGCAGGAGTTGGCGAATTGGCAGGGAAAGAAATCTTGATTCTTCCACTGAAGCAAACAGGTTCGTTAACGGCAATGCCCAACTCTATGTCGGTTGAAAGCAAGCCCCAGGTTGTGTCGTCAATCGTAACCGTGAACGACCCTGCCGCTACAACAATGTTGCTGACAGTTAAGGGGATTGCTGTAGGCGTAGGCGTGAAGTTGCCAATTGTGAAGACAAGCCCGTTGCGGGTGTCTGTCAAATCCGTCACAGTCCTGCGGATGATCTGGGCATCAATTGTGACGCCAGCCAATGATACAGGTTGTTGTACGCCCAGCGAGTCTGCCGCTGTAAGCGTGAGGTTCCAATAGGTTTTCTGGTTGTACACCAGTTCGCCCGCAATGATTGGATTGTCGAACCCTGAGACCTGTGTCAGAGTGTTCTTGTTGAAGACTGCCATGATTGCCCCTGTACTTGGGTGAGCCTGCTAACTCGCGGGCGGTGGTTGATTATAGGGTCAATACAATTCTGCGTATAGGTAGCCTGTGCCGTAGCCAAGAATTGTAGCGCCAGCAGAATCGCTTGAAATTGCAAAATCTACAGTGGCATCTATTGATCCCATTGTTGTTCTGGTTCTGGTGTAGTCTCGATCAACATCTATCTTGACCCAACTACCTGTAGTCCCAGAAGTCAATGCGCCGCTTGAAAGCGTAGCAAAAAGCCAATAGCCTGGGGTTACACCAATGCTTGCAGTTGTTGGCAAAAACCAATTGCCAATTACCGTAACGCTGCCGCCGTTAATTTGTTCTTTAATAGTTCCATCATTTGCAAACCGCAACAATGCGGTTGCCGTGCCAGTTCCAAATGCCCTAGCAGCAATGACATTTGGCGAAAACCCATTTACTACCCCACCACTTGACCCTGGGTTCCAATTAGTCACTGCACTTGTAGCCGACAGCGCTGATGTTGCAATGTCATTGCTGACTTGAAAAGCAAAGTAGTAATTGGCTGTAGGCAAAATTATGTTGTTAAACACAATGCTTGACCCAGGCGTATACGCAGTGTTTTCCGCTGATGTCTGTGTAACCCAAACAGCCCAATCGGTAGCAGTAGGCGTTGTTGAAGTTGTGTAGTACAGCGTTACTGATGTGCAGCGCCCAGTGGTTGGGAACACGCAAGTCACCGCAAAAGTCGGCGGGTTGGCGTTAGGCAAGTAGTTGCCAATAGTAGGTGCTGCCAAGGCACTAAAGAAATACGGCGAGGTTACCCCATTGGCTGGCGCAGGCGTTGTTGCCGTAATCGCCTGATTGGCATAGACCGTTGCATCGTATTCGGTTGCAGTGATTTGAGCGCCAAGGTTGCCATCAGCAAGTGCCGCTTCTTGGATTTTGGTAATCCGGAAAGGCTTTGCAGACCAACCGTAGTCGGCATTGGTAATCGTGATTACATCGCCTGCATCGTTCTGGATGCCTGGGTAAGCTGTTGAAAAGTTTACGATCAAGTCAGTCCTGGATTGCAAAAGTATTCGATTGGCAAGATACGCCGCCTGCACTGAGTTGTTCACCATCTCAAACTTGGTGGTGAACTTGTTCACTGGCTCATTGGGGTAAAGCGACAGCGTAGGAATCTGCTGATAAATGAATGCCGGCTGATCCTTGTTGTCCTTGAACGGGTAAGACACCTCAATTTGGTTGATGCTTGCCGTCAGGTCTTGCGCAGTGATCTTGATCTCAGACAGAATAGTTGTGTCATCAAAATCACTGTAATTTATATTGTATATATATGTATATATAGAAGCTGGATTAGGAGTGTAGCCAAGAGGCGTTCCTGACGCAAGGTTTAAAAATCCAATTGCATCTGCTAAAGTTATTAAACCATCTCCATTTAAATCATAATATAAATCTACAGGTATAACACCAATTATCATGTTCATTACTTGAGATGCAGCCGCATTGTATTGCGCAATTTGTTGAGTAGAAGGGTTAGTACTAGATTCTGCTTTATTAATAACCGGCGACCACTGGCCCGTAGTGGATTGATACGCCAACCAAGAGTCGCAGGCCGTCAGAATCTTGTCTACGTTGTTTAGCACCGTCTGGCCTGTGTCTAAGACGCCATTGATACGATAGCGTGGCTGAGTCGCTGTACCGCCTCCGCTGGGTGTATAGGACAGCAAGACATCTGAATAGGTGTTGAGATTAGCGCAAGTCGTAGCATTGACATTTGCGTTTAAGACAGCGCCGCCGTAGATCGGCGAAACCAGATAGTCTTGCAGGACATCCCCAGGCTTCGCACATCCTGCCCCATTGAGATAATGCGCTACATGAAATGTCAACGGGCTAAAGCTGGTGGTATTGGCCGATTGGCTGTAGACCATCTTGACAATAGCAAACGCAAGGCCGTTCATCTGGCGATGTGTAGCAGGCCATTGCTGCGCTGTTGCAATGTCAGCGCCGCCCATTACAACGGTTGGGGCTTGAGTGCCATTGACATTAGTAATGGTGCCAGCGGCATTGGATGTGTACAAGTTGATGTACAAATACCCATTGACCTTTGTATCTACATTAGGCACACCATCAGTCAAGGAAATTACTTTAGTAAGGTCTGTAGTGTCAAAAGTCACCAACCTGTCGCCGTAATAAAACTTGGTTGTGTCAAAACTAAATTGGCCGTTTGTTGAAATGTTGGAGATTGCCAAGACGTAATACATTGTCTTTTGGTCAATGCTTAGAACAGCATCAACAAACACGCCGCCAAGGTAAGCATCGCCATAGACCACTGGCAGGGAATTGGTCGAACTAGGCGGGATTTGCTGACGGACACCGCTATCAACTTGAGTTGGTGGGTCTTGGCCGAATACTCGGGTGACAAGAGTTGATGCGGCAAACGATACTGCAAAAGTTGCAGCCATTGTGGCAACTAAGGAAGAAGCACCCGTATACGTTGCAAATTCAACGGCCAAATAGAGAATCAATTCGGTAGGCATTTCATTCCTTGCAATATGTTGTTTCGAGTTTATGGAACCCTTTGAGGGTCAACCCATCGTGTATCAAGGAGGCACAAATTACATGCGCCCTGCCTGCCTTCACCAATGCTTCTGCTTCGCGCTTGAACGCTACAAATAACTTGCCGCCTACTGACCCATTGCGATGCGCCGGGTCGACCCACCATGCCATCTCTTTAACTTGCACCACGCTAGGACACCAGATATTTGGAATCACAATTGCTGCCAACATGCCCCGGTACTGATCATCTATTAGTACAAACCCACGCCCTGCAATCAAGGACATCAACAATGATTCTACATGGTCATCGTTGTGCGCTGCAGGGTTTGCAAGAGCCAGCATTGGCGATTCCGCTGCGTACTGCCGCATGATCTCCACGCACTCGGGAAGATCAAACCGGGTGGCTTTGCGGATCATGCGTCATTCAAATTGCGAGGAATTTCAAATCCGTTCCCGCCGCCAACTCCAGGGTCAGCAACGCCCCCAGATTGTGGAGGTGCGCCAAAGTCAAAGTATTGGTTTGTAATTTCCGCAACTCGGTTCATTGACGTATCAATAGGGTCAACAAGCTGCATAGCAAACTGCCACGCTTGCTGGTTCGTCTTGGTTCCAGAGATTCGGTTATTCAGCACAATTCGCATGCTGGCGCAAGACAAGCCGCAGGTGGCAACTCGAGTCCGCAGTTCTCCGTTCCAATCCTCAGTCAGGCTGATGTTGGTAACAATGCCGGTGTAGCGCTTGAAGAATTGTGTAACCCCACTAAGCACCAGTATTTGGTTATTGCTATCAAGGAATCCGCGCCAAACCTCGATGCCGCTGCCTTTGATCTGAGCGCCAAGCACAATGATAATGTTTGCCGGGTCGATGCCATTTAGCGAGATGGTCAGGTCATTGGATGTCGCCTTGATGTCCTGCTGGACATCCCCAAGCATCAAGAGACTGCCCAGGTTGCTGAAGGTAATGCCGCCAACAGTTACCGGCGCTGCGGCATTGCAAAACGTGTATGTTGCTGACGGCATTGTCAGCCGGATAAACTCAACATGTCGAATGTTGGGACTATCCAGAGCCTGCATTCTGGTCATGGTGTAATGTTTTCTCTAAAAATAAATGCACTGTTCCACTGCACAAAAGCCCCGTTAGCCATAGGGTTAAGCGTGTACGTGGGGCATGCTTCAGCCAGTACAGGGAAATATACAGCACTACCTACAGCAGTCAATGTCCCTGTAGCAGGAGTGCCTATCACTGGCCGGTGCAGCGTAACAGAAACCGTCGAGCCAGAACCGCGCAGGACTTCTGCTGTAACTTTATAAACATACGTGCCAAGCTGCAAGAAATCACCAGCAGCAAAGACAACTACCGTTGTTCCTACTGAAGGCAGATTGCCTACGCTGATGGTGGTTGCATTGGCCGCTGGAACGGTATTTAGGGTAAGCGCCGCAGCTTGACCGCCAGTTAGCCCGCCTTGGTACGCTGTAAACCACTGAAGCGTTGTACTGCTGAACGTGATGTTTTGTGCAAACTCCCGGTCAGAGTTGTCAATAGATTGGATGATGGCCCGCGCCTGGGGATAGTACAGATAGTTGTGCGGCACGATGGTAAAGACCCAAGGCACCGAGGTCAGATATTGAGCCGTCCTGACCTGACCCCCACGGGAGATTTGTTGGCCTACAGTACGGCGGTTATTCACCACCATTGACTGCTGGACATCTACGATTGTCTGAAAACTCATGATCTGCCCCTGCCCACTGCTAGGCTCTTGTTTGCATATGTATTTGCCGCCCAGATTGCATTGGCGCTGCCCAGCAGGCGTTGCTCAAAGCTCTTGGTATCTATGGCGTTAATATAATTGTTGGTGACGTTGGTGGTGCCGCCTGCGCCGCCCAGGGAATGATTGGGAATGATCGTACCCGAGCCAGAGGGCGTAAATAGCTCCGGGCCATTCTCGCCGACCATGTGAGTAACGCCTGCGCTTACTGGGCCACCAGCGGCCATTGGAGCGCCCATTGCGCCAATTGCAGCATCAGCGACAGTTGATGTCCCGCCTGTAGCTACGCTGAACATCGTCTTAACCAACATTGAAAACAACCCAGTCGCCGAAGCCTTCAACTGGATCGCAATCAAGTCCCGAATGATGCTGCCGGCAAGGTCTTTGAACGATAGCTTGCCCGTCTTGACAAAGTTATCGAGCGCCGTACCCATGTTGCTGATGACAGAATCAAAAGCCTGCCTGCCTTGCTCCATAGCGGTAGCCATGTTTGTAAGGTAGTCGTCAGCGGCCCTGCCAATGCCTTGACCAAACGAGCCAGCGCGGAGTTCTTTGAGGCGGGCGTTGCGATCCTCGGCGGCTTGGATTTCGATTGCGGTGATGGCTTTGGCGCGGTTTTGAGCTTCTTCAATTGCTGTGGCAGAAGTATATTTCTCGCGGTTCTTATCAATCTCTTCAAGCTTCTTTGCCCCACGGTCACGAATCTCTACCTTTTCTTTTTGCAACGCAAGGTCTTCAGCACGAACAGCTCGCCCGGAGTTCTCAATCATAAACAATTCTTGAGCGCGAGCGATTTCCTTTTCGGACATTTTGTCTTTTAATTCAGCTTGATGCGTATATTCATATGTCAATTTTTCATTGGCAGTAATTTCATCAAACGCTTTTTGCAATTCTGCTTTTGATGCATCTTGCTTGCCTTTGGCAAACAGTTCCTTTTTTAGATTTAATTCTTCTGTTTTATTGTATCTTTCAAGTTCTATGGCCGTTAATTGCTTTTGCAAATACGTCATATTTTCTAATTTATATTTTCCTTCTTCTTGTATATTTTTCTTATTATTGTCGGCAATTGCCTCATCTCTTTTTTGGTCAAATTCAAGAATTAATCTTGCTTCTTCGCTTTTTCCAACACGCAACAAATCATAGCGTTCTTTGATTTCCGCTTTAGCTAGTTCACCTTCTTTTTGTTGACGGGTAGATTTTTCAGCTGCATATTTATTTGTAAGGTCTTTTTCGCCTTGTTC